TTCAACTTCTGAATATTTTTTCCATCCATACCATCTAATTGGATAGGGTCAAATTGCAACGTGGCCATTAATATCCCCCCTGTTCCAAAACTTTGGAAATGCTGTAAACCCTTGCATCCCCTTTCCCTCTTAACCGGATTCTCATATGATCACATCGAATCGGAAATATGGGTATTTCAAAACTCCGCATTGTTACAAAAGATGGAGTATCTCTCCTACTTTGTTCATATTTAGACTCCATATGTGCAGCCTCCTCCCATACTCCACAGGAATCATACATTACATCTACATCTAATTCTGAATCTAACGGCAAAGACAACCTCAAACATATTTTTGATATATACTTGTTATTGGGATAGCTTATCCCTATCAAGCCGGTTTCCGCACTCCACTCAAGTATTGTTTCCAGTCCTTCCTCTGTCGTGTAATCCCTTGATGTAATCTCCATTACTTTTCTATCATTCATATAAAGCAAAGCCCCATCCAGGTTTACGAATTTATCCATACTGCATAAAGATGTCTCATCCTCTTTGTGCCACATTCCTTTGCTCGAATCATACACAAGTGTCTCGTAACGAGTCGTGCGTATATTTTTCCCGTGCATATAGTATTTTGCCCCCAGTGCACCTGCCCTTACCTTTTCGTAGCGTTCTCCACCTAATGCTGCACTAATTGATACCGGAGTACTTCCGTCATACGCACACACATCCTCGCGTGATTTGTAATACAATATTTCATTCACAAGCACCAGACTTTCCGAACATCCCTTTTGCACACCACGGCATCGCTGCGTATTAATCTGATAATTTGCCGGATAAGAACCGTATACCTTATGAATACAATCCTCTTTGAAAAACAAAACTTGTCCGCCGTATGCTGTACATCCGGTAAATTCTCCATCACTGCCGACCGTTGCCGCATATGAATCTGCCGCAGTACCCAGATAAGAATACCAATTTGTCATATCTCCCTGCTTACAGCAGTAAATTTCATGTTTCTCCGAAGAACACCCCCATATACGGTTGTCACTTTCACACACATAATCCATATCCGGAACACTACGTTTCAATGTAATTACTCCAGTTTGTGTTGTATTATTGGTAAGCAGAGCCGTTACAATGATGAAATCATCCTTTTTATCCCAGATTGCCATATCCTGATTAAACGTATCAGCAATGCTTCCCGTCACACCATCAATCTTCACTACGTCATATTTTTCAAACGGCTTTCCTATGCCGGTGTTTGATATTTTAGTATAGCTTGTAGCCACTGCCGTCCACTGGTTTTCAGATTCACTCCACAACTTCAATGCATTTGGTGTTGTCCCCGTATCCATCCAGTAAATGGCACCATTAGAGCATGTAGTTATCTTTGTCCAGGTAGTCGTATACTTTTTAATCACATGCGGTGTCGATGATGTATCCAGCCACAAATCATCTGCCTTCGGTGATTGAGGTGACGCTGCTCCGATAGACGGTGCCTTTGTAATAGGGGTAATATCTGCCCCATCCAGCGTACACGTGGAAAATGTTACCGTTCCTGCCGTTGCCTTTGATGCCTCCATATCTTTCAGCGTCTTGTCATTTGTATTAAATATCTTTTTGTCCGGCCAAATAGCCACATACGCCCCCATACCACACATTACTTTAGTGCTTTTCGCAAGCTGACCAATAATCTGCCAATCGTTCATTTCTTTGTCTGTATATACTAAGTTGCCATCCTCCACAAGCAAAATTCCGTTTTTCGCATACATTCCATAGATTTCTCCGGTACGAAACAGCATTCTTCTCTTTCTTCTGGGTGCCAGTGCCGGGTAATAATCGGATGTCATGTTCTTCTCCATATAAAATTCATTTTCCCCACAATTCATGGTATGGTTGTACCCGCCAAAAGCAGATATCATATCCCTTGTTGTTTCCATTTCTGTAGCTGGTGTTATTGTCAAGGTTACACCCCCGTTCTTTTTGGCTGCATTGGCATATGATTTCGAATATACCAGTTCTTAAAATCCTGATACCCATTACTGAATACCGCAATCTGGTTATTGTACATTCCCATATCACGATTATAAAAATCGATTTGAGCCATCAAATAATCAACATACACTTTCGCATAGGTATCCGGTATTAATAGGTCTTCATTCATATGTTCTTCATCATATCCATCAAATACAACGTCCACATTTTCTTCATACCTGCTAATTACCTCATCATAAACTTGTCCATCAAGTATCGATAACCATTCAATTTTTTCCATGTCCGAAAATCGGTTTGGTCTTAATCGGTCTGCTTTTTCAATTGCTTCCTGCACTCTCAACTTTCTCACCTCAACCTAAAAAAAGCGGGGAAGGTCACTGCTTCCCCGCAACTTTCCTCTTATCAGGGGAACTAATTGCTTTCATTTTTTGCTACTAACTCAGAAATCTTTGTTTCTGTTTCCTCGTCTGCTTTTTCAGAATTACGCAATACCTCAGCCACATAATATGGCACCTCAACTTCCACTCCGCGCTGAATGCGGAATGTAGTTCCGTTTACAACTACGGTAACGTCTTCCGAATATTTATCCTTGTCTTTAAACAATTTAATCTTAACCAAACGCGTAATATCGTCCTTTTTTGCTGTTGCCATGATTCTTCCTCCTTTTTCAAATGGGTTCCCCTCAAAAAGAGAACCCATCCTCTTAGTTTGCTGTTACTGTGCCGGCTTTAAAACCACACGACTCAATACGAATCATGTACTGTTCCACCAGACGCTCTGCCGTCTTAATAGCTTTCCAGCCAACCGTTGAACGCTGATTCAACGGGTCTTCTCCCGAACCCAGCTGTTTGACAATATGCTGTAATCCGCCACCTTCTACTTCGGTTACACCGTAGGCGTGTGCTGCAATTACCATTGTGCAGTAAACCGCCAAACCTTCCGGACAGGTTTCGTCTTTCAGAATTTTGGCTTCTGAATTTTCTACGAAGCGGATATTGCCAATGCGTCCGATTTCGCCCTTCCACATCTTATCCGGTGTCGTGTACTTATTCCATTCCTCAAATCCCTTTGATGTTTTCACATCATAAGCAGCGTTCGGATGAATAACACATACAAAGGCATCCTCTATTGTTTCCGCGTTTACACTTCCAAGATAGGCTGCTGCCTGCAAAAAGATATCTACATTCAATTTGCAGGTTCCATCCAATGTCTTTCTTGTAAGGACCTCTGTGCCGTCCGATTTAGGTGCATACATTACATTGGTGCCACCGCTAATTACATCACGCGTAATGGTATCTAATGTACGTCCAGCCTGCGAACCACTTAACTTTGTAGCCTGCACCACATTGTTATCAATTGCTGTGAGTTCCAGCACATCCGTAAGAGTGATATAATCACCGTACTGCTGTACCTCGGATTTAACCGTGGTCACCTTCATCTTACTACCATCCGGTGTCACGCCTTCCTGCAAAGGTTTCGTGTTCTTCGGTAACGAATCATACTTTCTAAATTCGATTACCTTACCACCGTTTTTCGGAATTGGATATTTATCACCAAACTGGTCAAACACCAATTTTGGCTCTGCCATCGTAATCAGAGATTTTTCATAAAACTCTTTCATCTCGGCAGTCATTCCCGAGTCGCCTGTTGTATTTGGATTTAAATTCCCTGCAAACATCTGTAAAGACATTCGTTTTGCCAATTTTCTTGCTTTGTTCATTTTACTTACCTCCATTCTGCACATCGGTCAGAATGTAATTTTCTCACCGCGTGCGGCTCTTTTTGATAACTCATCGATATCTTTTGCTGTCAACTTGCTTATGTCAATTTTCTGCTCTACGGGCTTTGAAGAAGTATTTGTTCCATTCTCAGCCGGACGCAAGCCTTTCGCGCGAATACCATCCGTCACGCGCTCCGCTGTTTTAGCTGATGCCATCTGCATAGCTCCTCGCATGATTTCATCGTGATGCGCAACTTCGTACGCCGTTCTTACATCAATGCCATTCTGCAGCAACTGTAGGAAGTCTTTATTCTCAACCTCCTCATCAAAGCTAAAATTCGGATAAATTTCCTTTAATGCGTCTGCCTCTGACATCCACTTGCTATACGTTTCATCTGCCTGACGAATTCTCTGCGTTTCCTCAGCCGCTCGTCTGAATTCTTCATTCTGCTTTTCCAAACGATAGAATTCACGATACTGTTCCGTGGACATTCCCTTTGCCATGGCACGCTCTTCGAACATGGAATCATCCTCTTCCAATGCCCTTAACATGTCATCCGCATCTGCGGTCTTGTCCAATCCATAGCGCTGTGCCACAAAATCAAGGACTTTCTGCGATGATGATAACCGCTCTTCCATTTCCTTGGTCTGCTTAAATCTGTCGTTAATCACCTTCTGAACACTCTGGTTATATTCATCTTTGAACTCCCCTTTAATCATGTTCTTCCACTTGGTTCCTCTGTCCTCTGTACTTTCCTCACCGGTGTCTGTCTGTACCTGGACAGTCTGCTGGTCGTTCTGACCCTCTAAGCCAGTCTCAACTTCTGCGCCTCCTGCTTCTCCTGCGCCCTCTGCAAACAACTGCAAATAAATTTTGTTTTTCATAGGTTTCATTCCTCCATCGTCTTTCCGAAGTGTCGCTATCATCGTCTTTCCGAAGTGTCGTTTCCATCGTCTTTCCGAAGTGCCAGTGTTTTTCACATCACTACCATATCACGGTTTAAATTTCGTTTACCCCCAAACTCCCATGGTTTTTGAAATTAAAATTTTTATGTACTCCGGATACTGTTCCTCCAGAGCAAGCAAAGCATCTACAACCATACCAAACACAATGTTCGCTCGTAACTTACTTCTGTACGCCGTATGAATCATAGCAAGTCCGCTCTTGACTTCCACCTGCTGCCCCGGATACATTTCTTCATGGTTTTCAATTTCGTTTGCCAGCATACCAACAATTACGGATACTGCAGCACATACAATATCCTTTCCATGTTCCGCGTATCCTGCATGTCCCACTACATTCAATTCAAATTTTTCTTTTGACCACTCAATTTGTATATTTAACATACTAATACTCCTATACACTCGCCATACTGCTTGCCTGCTCTTTTGCTCCATCCAAACGCTCACTCTTTGTCATGGCTCCACCTAAGGAATCATTTTTCATTGTCTGTTTAGAATCCTGCCCCGGAGGATTTGGGTCACCACCATTTACGACCTCCTGACCCTGCATTCCAGTCATCTGCATCAATTGCTGTACCTGCTGCTGCAGTTCCATCAACTGCTGGTACATGGTTCCATTATTTTGGATTTTCATAATAATTTTTTCTTTGCCCTCAAACTCCATCATATCAAGGCATGCCAGCGAGGCATCCGCATTGCCGGGAGCGAAAAAGCCTTTATCATAAAACTGGAGTGCGAGTTCATTCTGCGCCATTCGTGAGTAAGTTGATTTCTTGGCCGCCGATACAGTAACGTCAAAGATAGGCAGTCTCTCTCCTACTTCAACGCCCATCTCTTCTCCACCATCCTGCGGAATCATGCCACCATTATCAAAGGTTGCAAATTGCTGTTCTCCTTTTTCGCCCAGTATGCGAAATTTACGTGGTTCATCGTAAAACTGACGTATCAGTTCAATAACCATGTAACATTCTTCCATATATGCCCGATAGGTTCCTCGAATCATATCACGTGACAACTTACTTCCTGCCTCCTGCAAGGCGGCAATTGCCGTAGCAGCAGTAACACCACTTTGTGTACTTCCCTGCGAGAAGTCACGGTTACCTGATGTTTCTTTCAATTCGTTTATCTTTTCCTCTTTTACGTTGATACACTGTGTTGGCGGAACTACTGATTGCATTGGTTGAATATCATCCGGATTTCCGGTGTAGTGTACAACTTCCTTAGTCCAGTCGTTAAATTCATCCTCATTGATTCCTCCCGTGTCTTTTGAAAGGTATCTGGCTTTGCTTGCCTTGATAGCAGAATCCAATATTACCTGGTCTAATTTGTCAATATAAAGCTGTGGGTCTTTCATGATATCTATGTAACCAAATCCCACTGGTGTCCCCTCTTCCGGGAACATAACATCAAACACATACGGATACATCCCATGGTCATAATATCCTCTTTCTACATACTCCGGGTCATTTTCGGATGCATACAGAATCTTGTCATTTACGAATTTGCAGTAATGCAGTATATCCTTTGTTCCATTGTCTTTTTTGTAGTACCAATCTACAACATACGATTTCTCCGAAGTGTCGACATTTTCCGCGTTGATATATTTAGTTAGTACGATGTCACTTCCCGTCAAATCAATATCCGGATAACGCTGTTTTAAAATTTCGTTATCCATCAATTCCACATGGAAAAGGTTTGCAGATTCCTGAATCTTGTTAATACCCGGTTCCCAAAACAAATTCAGTATATCTATTTTGGCAATGTTAATATCACCAACGCCATTGTTCTTACGCGAATCCCATACTATCTTTTTCACACTGGCTCCCTGTTTCAGTTTGTACCACGCACAATCGTTATACGTTTCTTCGTATCGATTGTATTCAAGAACTACCGGCAGAATGGAGGTCAGTGTTTTCGCCGTCTGTTCATCGGATGACTCACGTGCCAGTACGGTAGGTTCCGGGAAGTTGTCCATCATATCCGCATGCTTGTTATTAATCGAGTTGTGCAGCCACGCAGAAACCGGCTCTGTCATTCCTTTCTTTTTTTTCTTCTCCTCCGATTCAACAATTCGCCAATGGCGTAATTTCCACCATTCTTCATTGGCTCTTATTTTTCTATCGAACCGGTCTTTCCCCTCTTTGTATTTCTTTAGTGTTTCCGCCGCTTTTCTCACATCATCCTCTGTCAGATTTGTGAGTTTTTCTTTCTCATACTGTTGCATTTCCTCTTGTGTGTTTGGTTCTCCGGCACTTCCATCCAATTCTGCCTGCGGTGTCGACTTTTCGACACTTTCAGGCATAGGTGTCCTCTGATCTTCCATCTTTTTTTCTTTCTTTTGTGCAAATAATTGTAAATTCATATTCTGCCTCCTAAATCATATAAAATTCATATCTGTTTGCATCTTCATTTGAGGTTGTCCTTTGATTCAAAGGATCATCCCCTATATGGTCACGCTCCAGCACATTTTTCCTTGGGGATATTGGATTATCCATAAGCACATACCGGCACTCATCATAAATATGGTCTTCCTGTGTAGTATCAATATCCTCCACATCGCTCTCGCTATACACAAGTGCCGGGATTGTTCGGATAAAGTGTTTACATGTATCAAATACCTGGAACATGGTATCTCCATCTTCATCAAATGCCATCCGGTAATGATACTGCATCTTTCCGGCAAGTCTTGCATTATCGCCCGGACTAAAGAGAATGTTGTTTGGGTGTTTCTCCATCATTTCTGCAATGGATTCACCACGTGAGCAATCCCATATGGACGGGTCTGCGATACCTATTATCTTTCTGCCTTTGAGGTTTGGGTCCTCATTTTCAATTTCCCTAATGTGTTTTGCCTGCTGGGTTGGGTCTAACTCCAGTCCCACATTGGGTTCACCAGTGCAACCATAATACTCGCGGATTCGATAAATCTTTCCGTTTTCATCTGCCGCATACCATCCAACGCTAAAAGGTTTGGCGAACCCATAATCATATCCACGCCATACACGCCAATAGGATGGTATTCTGAACGGCTCTATAACATGAGTCCACTTTCTGTCTTTATAGTGTTCCGGGTCATTTCTCCACTCTTTGAATACTTGTCCGGAAAAACTGTCCCACGAACCATACAATAACGCTTTACGCTCTGCCTCCGGCAGCATGGCAAGATTGTCCAAATAATAGGGGTCATTCTCTAGTAATTTTTTGTTATCAAATACCGATGATGGGATAAAGATTCTCTTTCGTTTCACCTGAATCTTTTTTCCGTCCGGATCAAGAATTGTCCGTTCTTCGGTAATCGGTGTTTCCGGCGGTGCCGCTGTAATAAACCGGTCTTTCACCCATGCATGGCCAACACCACCCGGATTGGCAGTTGCTCTCATGTATACACGTGTTCCCGGTCCGCTTGGACGGTTACGTGAAAACATATATGAGTACTCTTCCCAAGTAAAATGCGTCAGCTCATCAAAACCGATGAAATCATACGCAAGTCCCTGATAATTTAATCTGTCTTTCGTATGCTGCATGGTTCCAAAGAAGATTTTCGCTCCAGACGGAAACGTCCATTTCTTATCAGTTACATTGTATTTCGCCTGCGGTACCACCGCTTTATACAATTCGTTGGAACGCAATATCAACTCTTGAAGTTGAGGATATGTCTTACGAAAAATGATACCTTTATAGTTTGGCACCTTAATCTGTCGCATTGCTTCACACAACATAGCATCCGATTTTCCTCCTCCTGCTGCCCCGCCATACAAACATTCATACTCCGGACGACACATAAAAGCACTCTGGCGTGGCTGTGGCGACCAAACAATTTTACTCATCCTCTGCCTCCTTAACCGGAGTAAGTATCATTACACCTACACCATCCTCTTCGGTCTCAATCTTGTTCTCAACTTTTTCCCGCCACTTATCCGGTTTGCGGTTCTTCAACCAAAACACTTGTGCTCCCAGTTCCGGCGGATAATAAACTTCCTGGTCTACCATCACTACCTCTTCACGCTCACACTTACGTTTTCCGTTTTCATAGTCCACTTTTTTCACCTTAAACGGCTTTTTCTCAATCCTGGTAAAACCAACCGCTTTTTTGAACAATTCATTCTCCACTTGTGCGTCTGAAACTTCCCTCCCTTTTTTTAGGCGTTCAGAAAGTTCAGAATGTTCTTGCATGTATTTGTATAATGTTGTTTTGCTAATCCCCAGTTTTTCGGCTATTTGCGACATTACAAGACCTTCTCTTGTCCATCCCTCAATCAATTCCAAATAGGGTTCAACTTTTACGCTATATTGACTTTTTGCCATATCTGATACCCCCTTTTGGTCAGAATAACAAAATCTTTGCTATCTTTCCCCCCTAGTTCCCATACAAAAAGGCACCTGCCATTGACAGATGCCTCTCTCTTCCGTTATTTTATTTTGTAAAATCCACTAATGTACCACGAAGCTGGGGTTGTTCCAGCGTTATAATCGTTATTATACAGCTCATTTTCTGTACCACTTTCACTTATTTTATTTAACGAAGATACCTTAAAATTCTCCCCATTTACTACTGCTACCGGACATAACATGGCTGGTCTATCTGAATTCGGTGCAAATGGCAGTCCGCCTATTTTATAACAAGCATAATTACTTGATGTTATTATCATTCCCTCAATCCACACATAATCACCATGCCGGATATAAGAACCATATTGAGCTAATACTGTATAGGTTGGTGCAACTGTACTAGGTGTAACATATAGAACCGGCGTCCACGTTCCCCTCTGTTCTAATTCTTCCAATGCCGTTATACGACGATTAGTAGATAAGTCGCTCTCTATGTATTCCATATGCACTACTTCAACTACATCTTCCGCATTGCTCTCGCATATCAATACAGGCATTCCTTTTCCTGATTCAACTCTTAATATAACATCATTCTCCGCATCATCCACCGGATACAACCGCTCTACGGATACACCATAATCTTCGTTGATATCTTTCTGCACATGCCATACATAAACTTTCTGATTTGTCGTTGCATATATGGCATATTGTACTCCTTGATACGGATAACTGCTATCAATAAATGGTGCTAATGAGCTTGAACGGGTATCTCCTTTTTCTTGAATTTTGAAATAGCTGCTTTCTAAAACTTTTTCCACGCGCATGGTGCCGGCAAACTGCAATACCACTTGATTTTTCCACGTACTGCTTTGTCCTTCAAAAGCCCCCACTTTTGTATCTACCCAGCCTTGTCCGTCATAATACTGGAACAGTCCATCATGTATACGCAATCCATGTGCCCCGTCACTGGAATGTGTTTCATGCAAACAATGCTCATGCATGGTGTCATTTACAATTTCTTTGTAGTTTTCAACTGCTGCCTCGTATTCATTCACCTTAGCCACCATCTCATTCAATGTATCCTGCATTTTCTGATAAATCGAAAGATAATCCGAACCGCCTTGGCATCTTACGGATTCCTCAACTCGAACCACGCAAATATCTGTTGTTATCCTGTCTGTCTTAGCTCCCGCATAGCATCCAACAGTAAAATATTCCTGCATCATCACTTTGTATGGTACTTCACACTTACCATCTTCAATCAGAACCGGATAATTTTTTCCATTTGCCGTAAATACCGCTATTTGAATCAATCCATCCCATTCTGTTGGCAGGGAAAACTTTGCCTGCACATACTCTCTCGTATTTCCAACTAAATCCGAAATTGCTTCTGTACATTCAATATGCTGACCAGTTACTTCAAAACTTATCGTTCTCATCTTCTCAACTCCTTTTTCTTTTAAGCATATCAATCATTCCTTCTGATTTCTCCCCTAGTTCCCATAACTTTCATCCAGCATCTTACCATGTTTGCACCTTTCACAATTTTTATAGCAATGCTTTTCTTGAAAATCGAATTTGTCCTGTTCCGTCCGGAATCGTGTGCCGCATATAGTATGTTCTTCTAATCCCTCACACGTTATCATCTTTTCACTTTCCCGGATATAGTACGCACACTCTGTCCGGTATATTCCCGGACCATAGTATCCTGCCATTCACTCACTCCTGTCCTGCTGCCTTTGTGCTTTTTCTCCCTCCTGCATCAACAAGAGGGAGACTTTTTTTACCATTTACCTTGAAATGTTCTTTCCAATATTGTTTTCTGTTCCATCAAATCTTCGTCCTTATCCCAACCTCTTGGAAGTAATCCGATTAACGATGTATTGTTTCGCCATAATAGTATTTTTCCAGACTCCTCTATCCTATATGGTCCTTCAATCTCCATGTCATCTGATGTTTTCGCACTTTCATCTATCATGTTGTACAATCCTTCATTGATTGGCGTCAATTCAGAGCCATTTGTTAGAAGTCTGCTAATTACCCCAAACTTCGGTTCCTCAATAAGAAGATTCGTTTCTTCCAGATATTCGTCCGGTTCTTTTTCTGCTAAAAGAATCTTCATCTCGTCTGGTACCAACTGCTGCCGTGACTCATTTTTATGTATTCGGACATATTCATCCCGTGGCAAATCTCCAATAAGTTCAACAAGAGCCGCTTTTTCAGCATTAGGAAAAAATTGTTCTTGAATGGCCACAAACCAATAGCCCCCAACAATGTAATACACTTTTGCCTTTTCACTGTGTCCGACACTCAAATTGTCATTTTTATAGGCTTCCTTTAAAAGTTTCTTAAATATACTCGTTTTGATAAACATAATTCATAACCTCCTTTATTCATCGATATAGGTTGCCGCCATGTCGGCAAGATGCAAATATACAGCCAATTTTGACCGTTTGTATGCCGCGTTTATATCCCGGCTTCCACCTCTGACCGCATCGTCAAAGGCTCCCATGTGCCACCGGATGGCAAGTATCTCCTCATCCGTCAAGTTCATAAACCGCTGGATGATAAAGATTGATTTTTCCCCATGCCCTGCTGGGAAAGATTCCGTGTTGTGTACATACGTTCTTTTTGTCTGTTTTTCTCCAGCCTTATGCATCGTCACCGGAAAAGATTTGGTATTGTATTCGTATGCTATTTTCTCCTTTTCAAGCTGTGGCTTATACAAATCCACTTTACATACATCGTGCAGCAATCCAACAATAGCAATTGTTTCTTTTGTATATCCTTGAAGCACCTCTTTTTTCATTAAACGATTCATAACATTTACAGAGTGCTCCACCAAGCCCCCTTCATAACTTCCATGATATTTTGTGCTCGCAGGTGCCTCTAAGAACCCTTTATCAACAAGATAACCTAAGAGCTTGTCCGCTCCTCTTCTTTTGATATGTTTTTTGTATAATTTTACAAATTCATTTTTCATTTTGATTCCTCCTTGGTTGGCATTTCATCACAGCAAACTGGATGTAATTTTCTCAAAAGTGCATCATATCCGTCAATTACATATTTCGCCGAAACCTCATAGCACTTAATTCTGTACTTTGAAGCTGTTTCTTTTTCGATAAAGCAACCATTCCAATCGTACGCCTCCCTAATACCAATAAATACATCTGCCTGTGCCAGCTTTTTAAGGCTTTCTCCTAAATACCACACCGCTTGGTTATTGCTCTTTGGTGGATTATCTTCTATGTAACTGTCAATCAGTTCCAGTTCTTCTCCCTCGTAAATCTCTGCGATTTTCTTCATCTTCTGAATGCTTTCTTTGATTTCTTTTTCTGTTCTGCCTTTCATAGGCACTGATACAAATAATTTTTTCATGTTATTCATCCTTTCTTTTTTATCATCCGAATACTGATATTCCACAACACTAGCATGGCTACAGTTTTTAAGATGTTTGCAATTATGCTCTCTCATATATTCTAAATTGTTACTCATAATTACTCCTTTTCCGGCTTTTCACTTTTCTTCCTCATTTTCATAACTTTTTAAAATACATTCCGTCGCGCCGTTCAAATTCAATCACCCATACGTAAGGATTCGCATCCCAACCGTAACGGTCGAGGTCGGATTTCTTGATGGTTGAGTTCCAAAGTATCTCCCACTCTTTTAATGCAATCTCCATATCTTCGCAATGAACTGCTGCCGAAAGTAATCCTTCGTTGCGTATTCCATCAATATCAATATCTTGCAACCGCTCCGCTTTAACATTAGTAATTTTCAGAAAAATTCGTGCAGCTTCTTTCGGCATGTGGATGGACGGATGCCAAGTATCAGCTAAAGAATATTTACTGTCCTCGCATGATGCACGGTACATATAGCATCCATGTTCTTTCTTCTTAAAATCATATATCACTGGATTCTTGCATCCATCTGGAGTAGTATCCAATCCGCAATCCCAACATGGACACCATCCCCATGTTTCTCGGACATACAATACATCGCCTTTTTGGTATGGCAGTTTAAAAAACTTCTCGCCATATCTCGGATAACTAGTTTCAAATGTACCTCGGCATGATATTGCGTTCTGTGGTGTAAATGCGGTATATCCAAATTCTCCATCTGGGGGAATATATCCTTTCACAATTCGCCTTGTGCAAGTCTTTCTTCCGTTTAGAATTGCCCGAACCATTTCCGCGTTAAACAATATAGGTTTTATGCTCATTTTATTACCCCCAATCTATGATTTATAATATACAAATCAATCTTTTCGGCACATTTGTTACACACTTGATACTCTTTCTGCTTACCATTCATTTTTACGCTACCATACTGGTTAAAATCTACATTTACGCCATCTGAATTGTAATCAATTTCTTTTCCACACATATCGCAATTTACTTTTATCATGATATTTCCTCCTATTCTGCTTCTGATTGAAGCCATTCAAGTATTGTTGGTGCTTTTGCTCGGCAATCTTTGCAAGAAATTTTACCTTGCCCGCAGTCTTTATCTGCATATCCTATAAAATCTACAAAGCAAGTGTATTCCCTTTTCTGAATAAACTTCGCCAACTCTTCATCCGACATATTCCTGATTCTGTCTGCGTTAGTCATCTTTTTCTCCTTTCAGTTATGTTGCATCAAGTCAAGTTTCATCTGTCCAGCACACTCATCACCAATCGGTTTTAATGGCTTTCTAGGTCTGTAACCATCCGCATTTTCGTAGAAAGCATCTACATGATTAAAAACGTATAATTTGCAGTTGTTCGTAGTCTTTGCTGTGCTTTCCGACATGGTCTTATTCTTCTCTGTGCAATAAATACCGTTCCCGGTTACAAGGTTATTGCAGTACCTACAATATTGAGCCATGATTCTTCCCCCTCATGAAATACACATTTTCTGGAATCATTCTTTTCCTGCTCCTTTCTCAAACAAATTCCAAAACTTGTCCGAACATTCTTTGCAAAAATTCAACTTCAAGTAGTCGGCTTCTACTCTTAACCAGTTTTCGGTTTTCACATTGTCGGCGTCTATTACTTTTTCGCAAATATCACAAGCTATTTTCATTCTTACTCACTCTCCTTATAAGGCTTTGGCAACGGCATCCAAGCCACAATATCATCTGCATCTTCATACTGCTCAAAATAACATCCAATATCATTACAGAAGGTTGTTACTTCAACATTTCCATGTTTTGTTGTAATCAACACCTGTTGTTCGTCATCTGGCAATTTACAATCATACATAAACTCATATTCTTCATATAGTTTCTTTTCTTCATCAGTCAAAGGTCTTACTTTGACTGGAATCCATCTATTAGTTTCTGTCATTATTTATCGCTCCAATCTATTATTCTTTTTCATCCTTTTGCCGATATATTTATATCGAATATCATCTTCTCTTTTATCGATTAAAATTTCTGTATGATTTTTATCTTCCAAACAGACATATTAAATATATAAATTTAATAAGGAGGTGGAAACCATGGGAAAAAAACATAATAAATGTGGTAAAAAGGGAAAAAACCTTTCTTTCAAAAAAGTGTGTAAATTGCTTGAGTTTTTCATCACAATAGTAACGCTTTATGAAAAGTTATCTCATATTTTTACATAGTAGATCGCGACCATCCGGTCGCCATCTGCTTTACCACTCCGGTTCCACATCAGGTGCCTTTGGCATATAGCCATCCTCAATCTCAATTTTTCGCAATGCATATCGCATGCTTATTTCTTTATCATCCCATGCATACGCATAGCCATCTGGAGCAAATGCACTCTTACATTTTCGATTACAGCGGTCTATAATCGTTTGATAACTCATGTAATTCTTTCTTGCCGCTTCCCGCGCTGACGAGTACACTTCTACCACGTCACCATTACAATCTATTTTTGCAACTGGTTGTCGGCGGCTCTTTGCCCCCGTGCGTTTTCCCAGTTCACGTTTGCTTATGTATGAAATATTCTGTATATGGTTTTCATATTGACATCCGTTTTTGTGGTATGCCACATGTCCCGGCGGCGGAACTCCTAGAAATGTTTTCGCAATCAACTGCATCACAATTTCTTCTCTACTCTTTCCATCCCTGGTTAGTTTAACAATCATCCTTTGGCTTCCACTCATATGCTTGTGATATGGTCTTAGCAAGCGTGTTTTTCCTGATGGATACACCCGCCGGATATTTCCCTCTGTATCCGCTTGATACTTTCCATCATAACCTGGAATGTCCTTCCATGATTCTTTCATGTGCCGCTTTCCTCCTCATAAAACTCGTGACTTCCGTCAACCACCTTTTCTTCCTCCTCATCCTCAAACGACCAGCCATACAACCGAAGTACCTTATAGCCATCCATTAGAGCTTGACCGTTTTCTTTTTTATAGGTTCCGTCATATTTAATTAACTCAGTTCCATCCATCGCTGCATTGAGCAGCACTAACATCTGATGGAGTATGGTCAATTTAGCCACTTTTTCGGATACTTCCTTTCTTTCCTCCTCTGTACATTCATAAAGCGGTTTCCCGGCAAAGAAGTAGCTAAGCCGTGACGGATAAAGACACGACTGATTCAACACAAGCGCACTCCACAATGCATTCTTCACCTTTTCCTCATCCTTTATCTGGGCAATTCTCCCCTCAACAATATCAGTCACAAAGAGCCTGCGGCGTTCATCTAACTTTTTCAGAACATCTTTCATATATTTCTTATTTGCTTTTTGTTCCTTTTCCTTCTGTTCTGCCGGTGTCAGTTTTTTCTTGACTGCCTTTTTCTTCCTGACGACATCAATCTCAATCCAATTAATGTAATAATAAAGTTTTTCATTCTGCTTATTTTTTAACTGGATACTCTCTGGCACCTCGTCATTCATTCGGAAACTCTTTACCTTCTCCCATTTATTTCCGTATTGTTCCCTTGCATACTGTTTCGGAGCTTCAACCACGCCCAATTCTTTCAGCATTTTAACTATGGCATCTGTTTTCTTCTGTCTCTCTTTTTCTCGTATGTACGACTGAACTTTAGCAACTAAATTACGATTGTCCGTGGCTTCACGGAGAATCTTATTCCGTTCTTCCACATCCTTAATACGTTCCAGTTCATAGAGGTCTTTCAGGGACAGTTGAAAATCCTTATCCTGCTCTTTATTTTTCAGCTCGTCCTGGTCTAGTTTGGCAATGTTCAATCGATGTTTAATTGTCGTTTTGCTAAAGCCAGTTTTATCTGCAATAGTATCCTCCGTCTCGCCCAAATCAAGCATCATCTGGAATCCCTGCGCCTGCTCCCACACCGTCAGATCTTCACGCTGCATATTTTCTTCCAGCATGATAGAAACCTGCTCTTTTTTGGATATCTTGCTAACAATCTTGCAAGGAACCGTCTCTATACCTGCCAGTTTGGCTGCTGCCAATCGCCTATGTCCGATTATTACATGAAAATCACTGGATAAAGATTCTGTATCAGCGTCCGGCTGTTCCTCCAGTTCTTCTGTCAAGGCCGACAGAGGAATTACGGTCAAATTCTGCATAACGCCCTGCTTCTTGATTGATTCTGCAAGTTCCGTTACATCCCCGACATCTTTTCTCGGATTATCCGGATGCGGGTAAATGTTAGCTACGTTTATCATTACAATTTCTTTCCTGTTCTGCATTGTCTCATCCTTTCCACTAATTACTTTTTCCCAACATTCCTTGTGCAATTTCTGCATACGTGAAGGATTCACGTACACTTCCAACTTTGCATAGTGCATGATTTCTATATAGTTTTAAAATTCTGACCGGCACTCTTTTTTCCCGTCCATCTTCTCTTTCTCCCAAAGGTGCCGGCTTATACACATACACCACATCACCTTCCGTTAAATTCATACGTTGTGGTTGCAAATCGCGTTGAAAAAGCACTCCTTCTTTTTGTTTGCGTTCCTTGTGATTCGTCTTCACTTAATCATCTCCTATCCATCGAATCAAATCTTTTAATAACTCAATAACTGCCCTTTTTATATCTTCTTTCATTCATGCTCTCCTTTATCCTCCCGGCTTATAACCGGGAGGTTTTAACATGGCTTGCTTGTCCGTGATATTTAACAAACCAGAGGTGTCATATATAGTTTTTTCCGAAAATCCTCATGAAATCATCATGGGACCCACATTCAGATTCAAATATCTTTTGCCCTGCTGCCTTGATTGCCATATCAATCGTTTTATTTTTATGAACGGCATCCTTTCCGTTTCTGTGGCAACGCTCTCCACAAATATGAATTTTAAGTCCATACTTTTCCGAGAACTTTCGATTTGCTCCACCAAACACATGATGTGTTTCCAATCCGCATGGGTCAGCCGTATGATTACGTCCGCATATGTAACAAAAATCCCAATCAGACCCTCTCTGCATAATTGATTTTGCCATCATTTATCCTCCTATCTGTCTTTCATTATCGAATACTTTCCTTCACGTATTCTTTGGTTTAAATACTCCGTATACTCATGCTGTGGACATCGTTTTACTTCTACCTTTTCCATTAACTTCACACGTTCAAAAAAAGTTGACCAAAGTGCTGCATAAGCATTTCCCGCAGCACCACCTTTTTCTATCATGTGTTCTGCATACGCATTATCCAAATGGATAAGTACATCCGCTGGCTTTTTCATACATTGAATCGCATCTACTACAGCTCGTGCATTCAATTTCTGATATGAAATATCATTCCAGCCTGCCACATGCGCTTTGGCATACTTCTTGCCATTTATTTGGGTAACAAGCACAATCCCATAAACACCGCGTCCTTTTGTTACCCTTCCCATAAATTGAGATGTAATATAAATATCTACCTTCATGCTGGCGACCCTCTCCTTCCATCATTCCTCACGAGTATATAGCGTAGGAAGTTCCATCCCGTGTATTCTGATATTCCTGCATACACGGTTCTTTTATCTAACCAGTAGCCTTTTTTCTCGCCGGGTACTTCCCTGAAATACCCTCTATTTCTTATGATTTTCTTTTTTGTTTCCGGGCGAAAAAGATTTTTACTTCTTGTCCATGCACGTCCTTTACCTCCCAACTCACGAAATCGAGTTATATATTTGGCAAAGTATTCTGCCAATCCTGAATATTGGCCAGTATCATCCAATGGATGGATTGAAATACGACCATACTGCCATGCCTGACGAAGCCACTCCACCGGCATCTTATTAACTACCATGTGATGGTGGAGTGCCCCTCGGACCCCAACCTCAGTTACGAGGATGTATTTGCAAATCGCATCTTCCTTTTTCGCTTTTCTACGCAACCGGTCAAGAAACATCGTTCTATCTTTCTTTGCCTTATCAACCGTATCAGCACGCTTGTCCTTCTCATATGTAAGCACAAGGTGATAATCACCCGGTTTGAAGTTTGCGTTCATCAAAATAGTTAATTCTGTTATTACTTTTCGCAAATTTATTTTCTTTTGAGATTCTTTTGTAGTTTTATATTTCTCTGACCGGGTGGCTCCCGGTGGATGTATATGAGTGGAGTAACTCCTCTCGTACAAAACAGTTCGTCCTGCTCTTGTCACTTTTTCTATGTATGGCATAAACAATCTTCCTTTACGCTAGAAATAATACCCTTATCGAGTTATAAAAAACGGCTACATTGTCCGTTTTTCTTGCTTTTCAAAGCCATACATGATATACTAAATAGTGTGTTTTAGTTGTATCTGTACAACTTTGAGCGGTCATTTATTTGACCGTTCTTTTTTTACTTGCCGGTTTGCCGGTTCACATGATATTAGGTCCCGTCCACATTCAGAGCACTGTTTTTGATAGGTGCAGCTCCAATAACACTTACCACAAGAACAGGAACAAATATAAAGCGGATCCGTCCGCTTCGTCACACCGTCGGTGTAATATTCTTTCCACATCCTGCTACCTCCAGCATTTTTTCCAAATGCTCCGTTACTTCCTTTACCTTGTTATCCAGTCTCGGAAAAAAGAATCTGTTTTGATATACAAGGGTCTTGTTTTGCATTACCGACAATGCCATTACCTGTGTCTCTCCATTAACACATAAGTAAACATCCACTCCCGGCATTTCATTCAGTTCCATCACTTTTTGTAAAAGATTTTCAAACATAATCAAATTCCTCACTTCCATAATTTCTTCCAATTAGCAACCGTAAACAATGCTACCCATACAGCAGAAATCAAAAACAATACGGTTTCCTGTATATGTAAATCTCTTACCGCACACGCAGTCATAATACATATAACCAGGGCGATAATTGTAATGAAGCATATAACGCTCTTTTGTTTTTTCACCTTTCTCACCTCCATCTTTGTAATGCGCATTAGTGGAATGTCAGGGACTTGAACCCTGAACCGCCCGGTTATGAGCCGGGTGCTCTGACCATTGAGCTAACATTCCTTAGTAGCGGTGCTGGGTACGTGACAGCTTGTCCGCTACTCCGGCAGATTTCACATTTACGGACCACCTAATCACCGGAAAGGTCACTTGTCTTGAGTTCGCCCGCCGAATGGGCGAAATGGCACTGCCGGACTCGAACCGGATTAGCTTCCTACTAAATCAGCGCCCACCTTTTCCTCCCGTTTATATCCCAGTTTCCCGGCGAAACGGTCCAATATGGTACCGGATACTTCCAGCCACTCCTCTTTGGTAAGGCTCGATGTAGGCACATAAGCACCACGGATTTTCACATAATTATTTATTTTCATTGACCTCATCACCTCAATTTAATGTATGCTTCTTATTTATTTTGTGTTATCATTGTTCTGCCGAGGTAATACTTTAGGGCCCAGCGAAAGAAGGTGATAATATGTACAAAAAGTTCTTAAAAAAACTTCTTAAGTACATGTCACCAACCTGCGTTCCGATAATTTCATTGACAGGTCTGCAACTGTAGCAGATGGTACTCAGCCATATTCAATGTTCCCGTCATGAAATATCCTTTTCGTCGAGGAGATGCTAAACCGTCTAGTCGGTACTGCTACACGCAGAAGTGATTACTTGGCATCTATGTGACGGTTGGAACGACGTGTGGGAAGAAGTCTGTTGTAGGACGAACTGCAGCAGGCTTCTTTATTTTGGACCCTAGAGTATTACCTCGTACTGATTGATTTTCCTTTTCATAGGAATCTCTTTCACACAGTGTCTTTTATGACACTTTTGTTTCAAAAAAAATTCCCATTGGCGAATCCAATCCAACATACTCAACAATTTTCTGAATTTCGCTTTGAGTAAACTCTGATGTTCCATTGCACTTTCTATAGTATGCAGACCTACTTATGCCAATTGCATTGCACAATTCCTCCACCGATATACCTCTTGATTTCATTTCATACTCTAATTTATATTTATTCATCATATTCACCTCCATCGTGTCCTTTAGGACACTTATACAGTAACACGACTATTTTCTGCTGTCAATATATTTTTTGTCATTTAGGACACTTTTTCTTTTTTTGTGCAAATTTTGTTGCAAAAATGACACTTATATATTATAATAAATCATACAAAATTACAGCAGAGGTGATACATATGAACATGGGGCAAAAAATAAATCAACTTAGACTACAAAAAGGTTTTACGCTCGAAGAACTTGGTAACCTTGTTGGAGTAGGGAAAAGTACTGTACGAAAATGGGAAAACGGAATGATTGCCAATATGAAGCGAGATAAAATCTTGTTAGTTGCAGAAGCTCTCGACACTTCCCCTGCTTATCTGATGGGTTGGGACGAAGGATACGAGACCCCCCCAAAACAGTCAACTACAATCCCTGTTCTCGGTTCCGTCCCTGCCGGTATTCCAATTGAAGCAATACAGGATATTATAGATTACGAAGAAATAGATGCCGCCACTGCTGCCAAAGGTGAATACTTTGCTCTACAAGTAAAAGGCTCATCAATGGAACCACGTATTTGCGAAGGTGATATTGTAATTGTTAGGAAACAAGACGATGTAGAAAGTGGTGAAATTGCCATTGTTATGGTCAATGGTGATAATGCAACTATCAAACGATTATTAAAATACGAAGATGGAATTCGACTTATGCCAACTAATCCAGCTTACGAGCCGTTATATTTTACGAATGATGAAATATTGGAAAAGCCAGTTAAAGTAATCGGTAAGGTAATTGAAAACAGACAGAAGTATTAGAACCACCTAATGCAAAACCCAACTAAAAAAACTAGTTGGGCTTTCACTGTTATTTTTGAATACTGTAGCAAAAATTTCAAAAGCAATGCACCCCCTGTTTAACAGGAGGTAAAAAGGGGTTAACTTAGTAATTTAAGTTTTCTTTTAGTAGCTTTGTTTAATTTACCAGTTACTTTTAGATGTTTCTTCCTTTGGAACCTTTTTATTGCTTTTCTAGTTTTTGAACCCATAATACCATCTGGGGCACCACAGTTGTAACCGAGTTTATTCAATCTCCTTTGAGCCTTTTTCAATGTTTTGTTTATAACTCGTTTTTTAACAGTTACAGTTGGTGTTTCATATGGGCATACACCATTTGGATGCAAATGTGGACCATATCCGTGATGATAATGATAACTTCCTAAACCACTTACATTGTTATAGTCATGATGACCACCTGCACCATCTGTTCTTCCTGAATGAGCTGAAATTTCAGTAGGAATTAGTACTAGTGCCAAAACCATTACAAATGCAACAAATTGATTGATTTTTTTCATTATTAACCCTCCAGTTTTTTTAATATTATACTGTATACGGAAAATAATGTCAAACCAAGCACTATCGTTCTGAATGCAAGCCATTCACATGAAACACATCTAGAAGCCTATGCTCATGCACTGCAGCATATTGAAGAACACGATTTTAATAATTGTGCTTCCGCCGATATGATTGAGTATTTTTCTCACATACGCTAGTATAAACAAACTTTTATTGGGAGGTTTTACTATGGATAATGACAATAAAGAACCACAATCACTTTTTGATAATAAGGTGATATAGTAACTGAAAACAGACAAAAATACTGTAATATAAAAAAAGAGAATCTATCAACCACAATAAAATCAGACATATTACTTGATTTTATTACATATATGTTATACAATAAAGGAGCTTAAATGACAAAAGACGAATTACTGACACAATTAGCAAATTTTTTGGAAACCTACAAAGACTGTAATTATATCTTCCATAAGGAGTTTATTAAAGAACTTGTAAATATTGCAACTAGTGTTAGTTATCAAGATGTATTTTTAAGCCAACTAGTAACAATACTACGTAATGTTCGTGAGTACAAACACAGAATATACACTATCGACAGCCATGAGCATTTAAAATGGAAAAACACTTCTTTATACTCATTACACATGCAAAGTAAAAACTACAATGTTCGTTTATTAATTAGTTTTGATGATGATAAGAATCCTTTATTCTTATCTGCTTTTTATGAACGTAGTGGTAAAAAGAAAACCGGATATGAAGCTTATACGCCAACCGCAAATGCTCGTCGAAATGAAATGCTAGGGAGATGATACTATGAATAAAAATGTATGTGCAACACTAGGTGATTTATTTGACGCTTTAAAAGACAACATCAATGTAGAAGATATAATTTATGCAAAAACAACTTCACAAATTGTATCTTCACTTGTCAGAGAGCGATTCAAAAGACGAATGACACAAAAAGCTTTTGCTAATAAATTGTGTGTCAAAAAAAGCATGATTTCACGTTGGGCAAGTGGAACTAGCCATATTACCGAAAAAACATTATCTAA